TAGTAACTCGTGATGTAAATCTTCCTGTTCGTCTTTGGTCATATTTGCCTTTCATGTATTGCTTCATACTCTTCTGACTCAACCCACTTCAAGTCAACGACTGAGGGGTACAACTCTTGCGTTGTTTCTACGAACCACACACGCCCTGTGCTTGCTGGTGTGTGCGGAGGGCGACCGCCCTTGATGGTGTGCGTGTCACCTCTAAAGTCTTGCACCTTCTGCCCCTCATGGACGGGCTCGCCGTTGGTGTCTATAAGAATCCAGTTGCCAGATGTGATGCGTTTCATTTGATTAGTCCTTTCTCGAACATTTGTTTCAACATAGTGCTGTGAATGATTGAATACCCAAGGCGTTGTCCCTCGGTATCCATCCACTCTGCTTCACCAGCCACTGATAAGTCGAACTGGTCTTCTCTGTAACAACAGTGCGTAACTGCTGTTGTGTAAGTCATACCCGAATCGAACCAAGTCCCATCAGGTGCTACGCACCCATAGAAGTTGTCGGTTGAATGCATTCGATTAAATTCTTCCCATGTGAAGTCGGGCGTATATTTCTCTTCGATGAAGTAATACGATGGGTCATGCTTGTCATCGCCCTCGATGCACCTATCTCTCTCTGCCTGTGCTTGCTCAAGCGTGGCGTGTGCGCCGATGAACTCAACGCTTATGTCATCGCTTGTTGGTTGTGCGAATACTAGATACTGTTTCATTTGCTTTCCTTTGGTGGTGTGTTGAAACTGTTTTTGGTGTTGACACCGAACTCGTCGTATGTCTCTTCTTCCTCGATAACCTCAAACCGACTGGCATCCCATTCGGCGGGCATACCCTCGATGTAATACACCTCTTCCTCGTTGAGAGTTATCTCGCCTTTGTCCTTGCCACGCGTGTTGACAAGACCGAAGGAGTTGGGCGCACTGACACGGCTGACGCCATATTCCTTACCCAATTCCAAATAGTCGTAACTGTCACTAGCGTCTATGCACTTAACTTTGAATAAGACTTTTAACATTTGATTTCTCCTGCGGACTTAGTAACGGCAAGGTAAACGGCATAGCCCAGCGAAAAGCTGTTTACCAATGGGGACAACTGTCCCCGTTCTAAAAATCATGGACACCCGTCAAAAGAAGCCATGCCATGTGACTGGCAGGGCTACGCTCTCTTGGGTGTTTCGTATCCACACTAGTGCTTGTTCAATGTTAGACACTGTGCTTTCTCTGTGTTCTATCGTCTCTTGCTTACCCTCGATGCGAGACGCGTTGAGTTTTTGTTTGGCTACTTCCAACTCTTTCTCTGTGCGGGTAAGCAAGCGTGCATGTAGCGTGCGCCAGAGTGTTGGCGGTATCGTGCGCTGGAAGGGGAGTTTCCTCTTAGCCTTTGGCTTGTGCGGTATCGCATCAAAGAGCGCAGTGATTTCTAGTTTCTTTGTTGGCGTAATCCAGTCAGTCCAATGCACACCCTTGTTCGGGCGGTTCGCTGCTTCGGCTATCTGATAGGGCGTGTATTCACGAGCACGCTGTGCCAATGTCATCTTGCCTATCGTTGCGTCGATGAGTTTTAAATAAGAGCGCAACGCAAGGTCACGCTCATCTCCACCCTGATAGTTCAGCAGTGACGCAATCATCTTGCGCTCATACTTCAGTGGGCACATCAGTTCTTCCCACATCCGTGTGTGTTGGTGATTCTTCCCACGCTCGACACGCTGTGCGTGCTTCTGTTCGGCAACAACACGAATAATCTCTGTGCGTGCAGAGTCATGGAGTTTTCTCTTTTGCAAACGATTGATGAGTTCGTTCTCAGTTAGTTTCATGTAGTGTCTATATCGCAATCGCATGATTAATCTCTTTCAAAAACAAGGTGAGACAATTATACCTTGTACTATCCACGATTAATCACAATGGCTACAGACTCGGACATGCTGAAGCCCGCATGAACACAGGCTTGGATAGAAAAGTGTCCGTGGTATCTATCATTTTTTTGCAAAGCCAAAACCAAATGGATAAAAGGTAAGTCTTTGCATGAAAGAAAATAGGCACACATATATAAATACCCATCCATATATATATAAATAAATTAAATAGATATATATAACGGACACTTTTTGGCGGATGCTAGTGTTCATGCGGGTTGGGAGATGTCTGAGTTGGTAGCCAGTCGGATAAATCATGGATAGTGCTGGATAGTAGATACTTTAGTTGTAACGGGGACATGTGTCCCCGTTGTATCACCATGCAAGGGGTTGCTGAATCATGGTTACGCCTTGTTGGGCTACCCATTTGTCTCTTGCATCTTCGCTGGTAGCCACGATACTCTCGCCACCTACGAAGCCTGCTAGGTGCAACACATACTCACGCCACTTCTTGCTGTGTGGCTTGCTTGGGTAATAGTCTTGGAGGACTAGCGTGCCCTTGGGTGTGGGGATAGTGGCTACTGTCTTGAGTTGTTGATATTTACGCATGGCTTTCTCCTAGTGAATGAGGGTTGACAAAAGATAAATACAGATGAACTGGAAAGTGACTGAGCCTATAGCCCAGAGGATGTTGTTAATCATTGCGTCTGTCCCAGTTGTTGCACAGATAACCGATGAGTTGCCCCACGATTAAGCCTGATGCCCAGAGCATGCATAGCCATAGATAACCCCCGCCGAAGGTATCTATGCCACGAGTGGCGATGATTGCGCCGTAGAAGGCGAGCATTGCCATGAACACGATGGCTAAAACTTCTCTTGCAGTAAACATAAGTGAGTCCTTACTTGGTTAGTGGTTGGGTTTGTGACTTGATTGCCTTCCAGTCTTTGGGCATAGCGTAGGCTGTGCCTGTCTTGGGTTCGGCGGGCGTAAGACGCAAGGTCTTAAGGTTGTAGTTCAATGCCAATACGAGATTGGGATTGAGGCGTTGTCCGAGTTTGAACATGATGCTTCTCCTAGTAATGGGGACAGTTGTCCCCGATGTCGGGCAATATTGCCCCGCAAACCTAGCACGCTAGGCTTGCAGAGTTGACTGCTTAGTAACGCTTGAAGTCTGGGTTGTCAGCAAGGAAGGCTTTGAGTTCTATGCCGAGGGCTTTAGCCCACTTGCGCTTCTTGGTGCGGAAGCAATACTCTTGTAGTGTGACGAGACGGATGTAGTGTTGAATCATGCTTGACTCCAGTAGTGTTTAGAGTTGCGGGCTTGTGCACGAGTGCAGAAGTTGTCGGACATGGTTTCCCAATGACCGCAGAAGTAGCGTTGAACTTTCCAGAATGCGCCAAGGCGCACGACTTTAGTTTTGTAGTGCATAGGAATCTCCTGAGTTAGACAAAGAAAAGAACAGCGGTGAGGGCTCGCGCCTGCACCGCTTGGGAAGAATGGGGACATGTGTCCCCGTTGTGATTAATCTTAGAGTTGCTCTAAGGCTTTCTTGGCGAGAGTCTTGCTCTCGAATAAAGACAAGAAGCGTTTGGCTTCTGTCAGTTGCTTGCGTGTGAACTCTGGCTTTGCGTCTGAGCCCGCACCAGTAGGCAAGATTGCGTCGAGCGTGCGAGACAATGCCTTGCGACATGCCTCGTATGAGTCAGCACTGCTGTCGAGCACTTGCGTGCCCTCGGCTTTGCCCTCACCCGCAACGAGTGCAACTTTGTATGACTTAGCAAAGTAGGGGAGCAACTCAACACGAACAGCCTCGCGTTTCTTACGGCGTCCGAACATTGCCTTAAGACCAGCGTAACCGCTCTCGACGAGAGTTGAACCTGCTTTGATGTCGTTGACATACTTTTGAACTGTCATTTGATTTCTCCTAGGGAATGGGGACATCTGTCCCCGTTGTTAACCACGATGTGTGGCGGAAGTTGCTGGCTCTCCTCTGAACCAACACCTTCAGTTTGACATTGGTAGGGGAAAAAAAATTTCAGAAAGTCTGTTTTGGGCGAACCCACCATACCCCCATCACCCCTATACAGTGGCTGAACTGCGTCGTCCTATGAACAGTGTTTCGTAACCGCAATCCAAATTCCTGTAATACTAAATACCACACCCAAAAATTTCTATAAAAAATCCCATGTACCATGTCTAACTCTTGACAAACACAGATAAAAAAAGCCCCCAGTGTTTCCACGGGGGGCTTGAAGATGGTCATCCCATCAGGAGAAGCAAATGTGCACGAAGACTTGACAACTGCTTGCACACTCACCAGAAGTTAGTATACACTCACGCTATCGGGAACGCAACCCGCAAACCGTCAGGGATAAATGCTGGAACACTTAGTAGATTTCGAGCCTCCAGTTCTGGAGCACAAAGCAAAGGTAGCCACACCTTTGGAGAAAGCGTCGCCAGAAGAAACACTCAACGCCCAAGTTAACACGACCGCATGGCTAGAGAAGCTGGGAGTCGATGACGACGACAAGGCTTTGAAAGAAGCCAACGCAAAAGCAGCGCAAAAAGTATTTACTGCACTCTCCACCAACACACCTGTTGCGGAAACGAAACACCAACTCACCCAAATAAAAACCCCAGAGGCAGTACGCCATTTGGTTGCCATGCTTTCAGCCTATGACTGGGAGTTCGTAGAGCAAGCCAAAAATTTGCGCGGTATGGCGGTGGCCAAGATTTTGGAGGAGACAAATCACCCAGACGCCAGAGTACGGCTCAAAGCGTTAGACATGCTGGGTCGGATTACCGAGGTTGCCCTGTTCACAGAACGCGTCGAGGTCAAGAAGGCAGATATGTCGGACACCGAGATCGACAAGAAGATCAAGGAAAAGCTAAACAAGTTCATGGGGGTTGTGGACGTAGAGGATGTATCCGAAATCGAACCCGACAAAACTGACATAAGCACAGAAGATGAACTTCAGCAACCTAAACCTGACGCAGTCTGAAGCGAAGGCGCTCCAGTTAGCCCTGCCGAAGATGTCGGTGCAGGAGAAGATCGAGTTGATGGATATGTTGGAAGAGCGCGAGCGTCGTGCCTCCCTCTACAACGCTAGACAAGACATCCTAGACTTTGCAAAGCACGTCTATCCGGGCTTTAAGGTTGGTCCACAACACAGGAAGCTGGCAAAAATCTTTGAAGATGTGATCTCTGGCAAGAAAAAGCGCGTGATTATTAACATCGCACCGCGTATGGGTAAGTCAGAATTCAGTTCTTACCTGTTCCCAGCGTACTTTCTAGGTAAATACCCTAATAAAAAGATCATCATGGGTACGCATACCGCCGGTTTGTCTGAAGATTTTGGACGCAGAGTTCGTAACTTGATCGACACGGAGGAGTATCGTGAAATCTTTCCCTCAACGCATGTGGCTGACGACCAAAAAGCCGCTGGAAAATGGTCGACGTCTGCCGGTGGACAGTACTACGCGGCAGGTGTCGGCGGAGCACTTGCTGGACGCGGCGCTGATCTATTCGTTATTGATGATCCGCATTCGGAACAAGACGTCAAAGTAAACTCTCGTCTAGCGTTTGACACGGCATGGTCGTGGTTTCAAACTGGGCCGCTACAACGTCTGATGCCGGGCGGTGCGATCATAGTAATCATGACGCGTTGGTCGCTCCTTGACCTTACAGGACGCCTGATTGACTACCAAACCAAGAACCCTGAGTCCATACCTTGGGAAATCGTGGAGTTGCCAGCCATATTGAACGAGGGCACAGAGAACGAGAAGTCATTGTGGCCAGAACAGTGGGCACTCCCAGCACTAAAAGCCACCAAGGCCAGTATCGACCCCCGATATTGGAACGCGCAGTACATGCAGCAGCCCACATCGGACAACAGCGCTGTTATATCTAGGAAGATGTGGCGGATATGGGAGCCAGAAGACCCGCCTGTGTGCGACTACATCATCCAGTCTTGGGATACTGCTCACGAAGTCAAAACGAATTCGGATTACTCTGCATGCACAACATGGGGTGTGTTCTATAACGAGGAAGAAGGCAGCCGTGCGCAGATTATTCTGCTCGATGCATTCAAAGACCGCATGACTTTCCCTGAGTTAAAGGCAATTGCGCTCAAACACTACAAAGAGTGGGAGCCGGATGCGTTCATTGTGGAGAAGAAGTCTGCTGGCGCGCCACTCATACAAGAGTTCAGAGCGATGGGCATCCCTGCGTGGGAGACGAACCCTAGCCGTGGCAATGACAAGATGGTACGATTGAACGCGATTGCGGACTTGTTCGCGTCAGGCATGGTATGGGCGCCTGATACGCGCTGGGCGCGTGAGGTGATCGAGGAGGTTGCGGCTTTCCCAGTTGGCGAGCACGATGACTTCGTAGATACTACGTCCCAAGCATTGATGCGGTTCAGACAAGGCGGGTTTATATCGTTGGACAGCGACGAGAAAGATGAACCGATAATTTTTAAACGTAAGCAACACGCTTACTACTGAGGACCAACATGGCAACCAATATCGACAAAGCGCTATACCAACAACCACAAGGTATTGAGGACTTAGCGCAAGACCAGCCAGAAGATTTTGAAATTGAGATCATTGATCCCGAAGCGGTCAACATCCACGCGGGTGGTTTAGACATCCACATTGAGCCGGGCGAAGAAGATGGCGACGACTTCAACGC